CATTTCAAGGGTTTCTTGCGTTAGGTCGTAAACCACGGGCGGTTGGTTAGGTTGTACGTAGGTGATTTTCATTTTAACCTCTCCATAATTTCTGCTTTTTGCTCGAACATTCCAGAATAAATCCGGTAGCCCTGATAGTAGTACCCAAGGCTGGCAGAGATGAACATTGCGGTGGCGATTATTCCAATCAACACTGTGGTTCTCATTTTGATTTCCCTATGGCTATATATTCATATCCAGTTTCTTTTTTGCGCTGCACTAACACAACCATCCCGTCATCAACCAGTTTGTGCAGCGCCTGTCTTAGTAATTTAAAGTCATGTATTTCTCTACACGCGCTTACAAATTGCTCGCCAGAATGTTCAGCGCTGTCAAAGTAAACAAACACATCGCCTTTGCGAAGTGATTTTACCTTCGCAATCCTATCCTTCACAGTCATGATTCCCCCTGTTGTTTTGTTATTTTTTTAAGCCAAGATATTTGGCCAGCGCAAAACGAATTTCCCCGCTAACCGTCCGTCCGTTTTTTTGCGCCTTTACTACTAAAGCAGACAACATTTTCTCCGGTAGCCTGATTGCCTTGATCTTCATTTTTTATCCTATTTATCGTTGCTTCTATACCCTCATAGACAGACCTTAAATCGCCATTAGAAAAAAGATCATCGTATGCCAACTCCATGCGCAGGAGTTCACTACGAAGATCAGCGATAATTTTTTCTTTGTCATCCATGAAAATACCGTATCACAGCGTGATACAAATGTCAAAAGGGAATTTCAAAATCAATATCAGCGACTTGTGTTGTGACTGGCGCAGCATTTTCCTTCGCAAAATCGAATCGGATGATGTCGTTATATTTCGGATTGTCCTTGTTCGGCCTGACACAAATACGACTCGGTTCTTGATAGCCCATCGGAAGCGCCAATGCCTCATTGACCGTCTTTGGCACAGGGAACGCCGACCTCATGCGATGCCAAGACACAGCCTTTTCTCTGGCAAACCCAGTATGCTGAAAGCAAACCCATTCCCTGAACGTTCCGTTCAGTGTGCTGTAGGTGACTTTCATAGATGGTGGCTTCCCCGGTTTTTCATGCCTGTCGTACATAACGCCGATGATATGATGCCACTCTGGTTCGACCTGGGTGGATAGGATCGGCGCCGCGTGTGAAGTTTTATCGATCTTTAACTCCGGTTCCGGGAACGCATGGCCGCAATCCGGGCATGACCTCATCCCGGCGAAGCAAATGCAGTTGCACTCAGGGCATACACGCACCGGCGCGTCACCGTCACCCTTGCAGGGTGCTTTCGGGCGTATCCGGTCAATCGGACCGTGACGCCAGCAGTTCTTAGCGAAGTCCAGATACAGGCAATTTTTCTTCATCTCATATGTCCGCATTCCCCGACCAAGCATTTGAACGTGCAGCCCTGCGCTCCCTGTCGGCCTGAACCCGCCAATCAGGTCTATGCAGGGGATGTTCGTCCCGGTTGTCATCACGTTGTTGTTCGTGACCGCTCGTAGCTTTCTGGCCTTAAGGTCTGCCAGTATTTTGTCCCGCTCGTCTATTGGTGTTTCGCCGGTGATGGTCGCGCAGTCTATGCCACGCGCCCTGATCTCTTCCGCTACGGCATGGGAGTGGGCTACCCCGGAACAGAACATCAACCATGTTCCCCGATCATGGCCGTACTGGATAAGCTCAGTGATGGCCGCGCTGGTCACGCTGTCCACATTCACAGCCCGTTCGAGCTGCCCCGCCACATACTCCCCGCCGCGCTTGTCCACGCCGTCCACATTCAATGTGGTGGCCATGTTTTTAGGTATAACCTCGCAAAGATAACCGTCTGCTATAGCCTGTAGGATATTGTATTCATAAGCTATGCACTTGAATAAGGCACCCTCCCCTTCGATCAATGAGCCACTATCCATCCGGTAAGGGGTAGCTGACAGGCCGATCACCTGCATAGCGGGGTTTATGGTGCGGAGGTCTTTAATGAACTTGCCCCACATGGTTTCGTCTTTGCGGCTGACCGTGTGTGCTTCATCAATCAACAGAAGATCACATCGCTGAAACTCATACGCCTTGTCGTAGGCTGACTGAATGCCAGCAAATACGATAAGGCTGTCGGTATCCCGCGCCTTCAATCCAGCGCTGTACATCCCCGCAGGCGCGAACGGCCACAGGGCCAGAAGCTCAAGGTAGTTTTGCTTGACCAACTCCCTGCTGTGCGTGGCAATGATGATTCGCGTGGACGGGAACGCGGCAACGGCTTTCTGGCAGAAGTCAGCTATGACTATCGATTTTCCGGCGCCGGTCGGGATCACAACCAACGGCGCACCGTTGCCGTAGTTGTGCGAAAACAACGCGTTGACCGCATCGTTTTGGTAGTAGCGCGGAACGATCATTCCTTCACCACTATGTTGACTGTCCTGACCAGAGCTATCTTGCTATACATCTCCCGCAATATCTCCGCGTCTTTTGCGCTAAGGTATGGTATCTTATCGGTCGCACTGTCCGGCCAGTTGCCATGTGGATGCTTGTGCCAGATGATTTCTACAGTGTGGTTCATAACATCGCCCTCTGACCCATAATCTCTGGGCGCTCTACGGGTGGCATATAATGGCATGGCTGACTACCCCAGTTGTGAGCATCCCAGACAACCCACATACAATCGAAGTGGTTCGCTCCACCGCCGGTGAAATCCACGCGCCATGCTAGGGGATATATCCGCGCAGGATGCCGTTCGTTGAACAGACTCACCCTGCAATCAGCGTGAAAGTAATTCGACTTGAGCAGCAACGCTATGTAATCAGTCCCCAAATCCCAAGCATGTCGGATAAAATCCTCGGCCACGCTGAACGGTGGATTGGTGACGATGGCGCGGCAAAGTGAGTCTGTTTTCAGGAAGTCCACCGGCGCCAAGCCATAGCCTCGGTTGACCAAATCGGTCGATATGGGTTCGTAGCCATGCAGCTTGAGCATTTCGGAGATCGCCCCGTCACCGCAGGCTGGCTCCCAAATCTCTTTATGCTCACGCAGGTACTCGCGCTCTCTCAGCAGCAAAGCCTCGGTTGCCTGCCAAGGAGTCGGGTAGAAGTCAGACTCCCGCCGCTCGTCGCACTTATCTGTGTTGCTATAGACCCCGATACTACTCATGACATACCACCCTGTATCTGCACCATTTGCACAAATAGAAATCCTTTTTCCACTGACGCTCCGGCGGCTCCTTAGCCGTTTCAATCCGTTTCGCTTTCTCGATCAGCGCCTCGGCAAAAGTCGGGTTAGCTTCCGTGCGCACCGAAAACATATCGCGTCCTCCGGGTGTAGCGCAGACAAGATAGTGCCGCGTGAGTTTTTCGGCGTGCATATAGATCACGGCCTGCGCGTAGTAGGTTTTGTCCCATTTCTCAAGCGCTTTCTTTTCGCCAAACTCAAATGCCAGTTTTTGCAGCTCGTTGAATTTTTTTTCGTTGCAGCATTTGACCTCGAAGATATGCGGGGTTGCCGGTGCTTGCAAAAGCCCGAGAATAATTCCGTCATAGTGGCCTCTCAAAAACCCGTAATCGAACCCGTATTGTGACCCGTCCTCTTTGTGCGTCCATAACTGGACGCCCGGTACAGACCGCATCCGTTCGCAAACTACGAACTCGGTGTTATGCCCGTCCTCGATGGCGAATAAGCCTTGGCTCTGTATCGGCTCGGCCGACGCACCGTTACGGGCGTACCATATCTGCCTCGCGCACTCATGCCCGATGCCGCTGGCGCCTATGTATTTGCGCGGCGGTTGTTTCTGTGCGTTCTCCTCCGCGATCTGACGGATTGCCAAAAGCGTAGGATCGCCTTGCATTGGAATTGCTACCATGAAATTTCCCCCTCTGTCTGTAAGTGCCGCGCCGTGAATGACCAAACCCGCAACGCGGCACATATAGAAAGAAGGGGAGCGGCGTTTAACCGCTCCCCAGGTTAGTACCTAGCTTGCCTGTTTCCACGGCGCAACAGAAGGGGCTGCCGCAGCCTGTGTTTGGGCAGTCGGGGAAGGAGTCGAAGCCAACCCGACAGCGTGGTACTTTTTAATCTTGTTCTGAGGTTTGCCCGGGTAATCAACGCCGTCTTTGGTGTAGGGCTTTGGTGCCTCGATCTCAACGTCCATAACAAACCGCTTGTTATGGAGTTGCAGACTATCGCTGACCGTTGCCAGACCAACCGCACGGGCGATAGCGCCAAGGGTTTTCACGGCAATATCAACGGCGGTCTGGTTTGAGTTGACCAGATTCAACCGCTCGAACATCTTGCGGCCATTATACTCGCCACCCTGAATTACGATTTCAAGGTTCAGGTACTTGCCTGCGCCGTTGTTGGTCGCCTTCATTTCGCTGTTTACGATCATGCCGGTGTATGAACCCGGCTGGATCGGGGTAAAATCATCCGGCTCGGGGATGGAATTTACGTCATATGTTTGCTCAAGATTAGCCATGTTTCTTCTCCTTCACTTGTGTTTGATTATAGAACGGAACGCACCCCGCGATCACATTCCAGTACGTCCCGTTCTTGTCGAACGGTATTTCCTCCGGCAATCCGTAGCGGTTTTTTGCCACCGCTGCTGGACGTTCTTGTGTATAAAGGACGCGCTCACCAGCACCGACGGCGCGCTTGCGTCCGTCCTTGCTGAAAGCCTTGTCCTCTTTTGTCACGCCGACAAAATAATTCACGAACAGCACGATGTCGGAATGTTCCTGCAACTTCGCAGCCGCAGCCTTGTGTAGCTTGATCTCGTAACGGTCATAGGATTCCGTTTCGGGATTCTCGAACTTCTTGATCTGGGCGTGGGCGATCTGGATAATCGTCATGTTCTTATGGTCGCGCAGGTAATCCAGCGCCATAATGTATTCACGCCACAAATCCAGCGCCATGGTGAAGCCCTTGCCGTACCCGCCGCCAGCCTTTTCGATTGTCGGCACGTTGTTTTCCGAGCATATCTGCGACCAGATCAGTGGTTCCAGCCAGTCAACGCTGTCGATCACCAGCGTTTTGAACGCATGGTCTTTGGTGCATAGTTCGCCAAGATAGCCCATGACTTCTTTATATGACTTCGCCAGCGGGAACGCCGGAACATCAATCGCGCTCAGTCCGTCCTCCGTCTGAATAAACACCGGCGAATCAGCCAACGCCCCGAACGTGGACTTGCCAAGACCGGCAGGTCCATAGATCAGGATGCGCGGCGGTTTGTGCGTCTTTACTTCTAGTGAGAGAGTCATTCTTCTATCCTTTCAAATTTCACAGTCACCGCGCCCGGAATGACCATCCGCGCATCAATGAATTTTTCTTTCAGGACTTCCGGCCATGCCTTGTACTTAGACTCCGGCACGTTGTATTTAACGTCCAGATAATCAGCCGGATTTTCGTTGGTCATCTTGATGGATTGGTAAGCCTCGGCCAGCATGTCCTGATCCCACTCAACTTTTTTGGGAACAGTGAACGTCAGCTTATAATCCTCGAACGTCACCGGAACCGCACCGAACGGCTCGTCTTTCAGTTTGAGCGCGGCCTCGATGTCGGTAAAGAACCGACGGTGCAACTCATCTTTGATCTGCCGCTCGTCTTTGATCGCAAGTTCTTTAGTTTCCTGAACCTGCGCTAGCAGAGTCATCAGAAGTTCAAACGGACATTCTTCGTAGCTTACAGACGCCACTGGCGTCAGCTTTGTTACTGTCATATGTCACCTAAAACTTAATGGTTGCGAAGATGGTGTTGTTTTCAACACCAAGAACAGCGCCGCTTTCTTTCGCCCACTTATTAATCTGCGAAAGAGCTTCGGCAATATCAAAGTGCTCAGGCATCATCGGCACTTTATTGCTGACTCTGGTGATCGTTGGCTTTTTCTCAGGCTTCACAGTTACAGCGCGGACTTTTGCCGACGGCAGTCTAAATGTGCCTTGCACATTCAGGCCGTTGTATGACGCCGTAATGCTTTCTGTCCCGCCGAAGTACGCTCTAATACCAAGCAGAGAAAAAGGAAATGCAACCATGCCGTTAATTTTTGACACAGAATTTCCCTTATCGCTTTGGTATATGGTGAAGGTGTTTGTCGGCTTGTGTATATCAACAGCCACCCTTTGCCCCCAAAAAGATTTCGGCATATAAAAGCCCCAACCCCTTTCATAGGCGAAAGTCCGCAAGTGAATAGTTTCAGTTTCAGTTTTTTTGTTAAGTCCAAACATTTATTTTCCCCTTGTTTGTGTTTCTCCGATTGACTGAACGATCAGTCATTGGTATTGTATGGATGTAATACATCAGGGTCAATAGAAAAATGAAAAAATCAAAAGATCTGAAATATAAAAAAGAAAAGCGGGTGCAGATATACCTGCCACCGAAAGTAAAGCGAATGCTGGTGAACGCTGCTGGACTCAATGATCGCAGCCTCTCGTCAGAAGCATCGCGCAGGATAGTAAAAACATTTACGGATGACGAATATGTCTGACATCGAGCCATACGAAATGGAAGCCATCCGATTCGCTGGTACAATGGCTGGTGAATATCTTGATTCTATATCCAAAACCGACCTTGCGACATTAACCGTCGATGAATGGAAAACATTCACCGAGGTTATGTGTATAAATTTTTTACAAAAACGGGCAGAGCTTCAACCCTGCCCATTCTAGGGGGCTTCCGTGTCTGATACTTTCGATTCGGCCAAATGGTACGTTACGAATCATGGTTTACGGGTATTCCCGGTGCATGGTTTCATTGGCTCGTCGTGCAGTTGCGGCAACCCGCAATGCGCGAATCCCGGCAAGCACCCGGCCACCATACAGGGGT